TTCTTCGTTCCCCTTGATGGTTCCACATATAATTTTTTCTTTGAACTCAAATGGTCCCTCATAATTTTTTTGAAGATATCAGAGTATGACCCAGAATAACTTTGATTTATTCTTATCCGTTGATCTTTTTGTAACTCTGATGTAGAGAACTCTATCGTTAAAAACTCATTACCACTCGCACCCTCCGTCTTTGATGTCAAAGAGTTAATAACCAGTAAGTTCTTTGTGAAATCAAATGTGCCTTCATCCTCACTAAGCCCTTGCGTGTTTATTTTCATGCGAAGATATTCTTGACCAATCACAGGGCCGACTGTTGATAAGTTCACAAGATCATTGACTATACAACTTCCAGTTATGCTGCTCGCTTGAATATCCTCAAAAAAAGTGATATGCACAAGAGCGCCAAGTAAATCAACGACGACACCCTTTGAGGTAATAACCTCAAGTTGTTGTACGTTAAAACTGCCTGCTTTTTGGATTTTTTCTTTATTACCAGCCGTTGACATTAAATTGCACTTTCATCCATCAGTTCTTCAAATTCTTCAATGAACTGCTCTAAGTATGTCGGGTCCAGTAAACGGATTGACCTTTGTTTATTTTGTAGGTCATCTTCAAACTCAACATTACTAATCGCAGTCGCACTTGGAAAGTCTGTGTTGTCTTTTCCGATATCAATTTTTACGGTAGTGTCACCAGAGGTTTGTTCTATCTCATAGTGGTGTAATGCGTTCAACTCTGCTGACGTTGGATACTTTTCATTCAAATATGCTATGTGTTGAATATAAGGTTTAGGCCACTGATGATACCTATCGGTGATATTGTTTATTAAAAGAATTACCCAATGCAGTTGTGGGTCACCATACAGTTTATGAGCAAGTATTTCTGGTGTTTCACCATCTTTAACATCATATGTATCAAAAACTAGTGTATCCTCTCTAAGATTGGCTCTCAATGCGACTCGTCTTAAAAGGTTAGTTACAACCTTAAAATCAAAATTACCGACAGAATCGTAAAGTATGAAAGGAAACTTTGAGAAATACATTTTTAAAATCCATCTTCGATAGCACTTTTTGTGACAGTCATCAGTTCTTTAAAACTTAGTGCCAGCGTTGTTTTTGTGGGTGGCGCACCTTTTGCATTTGTTTCATGCCAAGTCATTTTGTCACCACCGTATGTGACATCAACACTTTCTAATACGCAAGTCCCTATTTTATGTAGATAGCCGTTTGGTGAATTATTTTGCGTGTAATATTCTATTTCAAACTGGTCAGGAATCGTCAACTCAAAACCAAACTCATCCGCATAGTCTGCTGATGCGTGAAACCTAAATGCTTTTACGATTTTATCAATTTCATCTGCTTCTTGCTCAGATGACGGAGTGAATGTAAAACTATAGGAAAATGACCTCTTACCAATATTTTCAAACATGACTTCCATTTTAGGTGCGAGAACTTTTCCTCTATTCAAAGCAATGAGAGCAGATGAGCCCGGCGCAATTTGATCTAAAGCAGAAATGCCCATCTGATTTACGACAGATTTGAGTCCATCCATGCCTTTGTCAATCGCTCCTTTAAAAGTTTCTGTATTAAACCCTTGCGCCATGAACCCCTGTATTATTGATGCACCAAATGCAGCTTGTCTAGATATTTCCTGTTCGTTGTAAGACAAGTTGTATGTTTGTTGCACAGATGGAGGAAAATACAAAGCGATAGTTTTTACTAATTTTGATGTGGGTCTTGTTTTCTCTTGTATTGATAAATATTTCTTACCTGCCCCAGATGATTTTCTATCAGCATTTACTTTTTTGCTCATCTGTTTTTGTTCAGCAGTTTTATCCTTATTTTCTGTCCCTTTGGAAAGTGTATTACTCTCTGCCTCTTTTTGTTTTTTATCTTCTTTATCGCCCTCAGGGCTAGCAATTTCAGCTTTTGCAGATTCAATCTGTTTGACAAAAAATGCGATAAAATGACTGTTACCGTCTGTGCCAAGGTCAAGGGGATATTGAAGAACTTCACCACCTCTAGTGGTTTGAGCATTTCCAGTGACAGGACCAGTGTTGGGTTGATTGAACCTAAGACCTTTTGCTCTATTCAGTCCAAGAGCACTTTGTGCGGTTTTAGTAAGAAATCCAGATGCAGTTGATTGTGCTTTGTTTCTAAGTGCTGTGAATACAGGCATACTAAATAATCCTTATATCATTTAAAGTATTTATACGTCATGTCATACAAAGGTCGATACACTCCTAAAAATCCAAAGAAATATAGAGGTAATCCACACAATGTGATCTATCGCTCTCTGTGGGAACGAAAGTTTATGGTGTACTGTGACCATAGCGAGTCAATCATAGAGTGGGGTAGTGAAGAGGTGGTGATACCTTACAAGTCACCTTGGGATGGCCGCATACATCGTTACTTCCCTGATTTTTACATAAAGATAAAAACGAATGAAGGGACAACCAAAAAACTTATTGTTGAGATAAAACCTAAGAAACAAACAAAGGCACCAAAAGAACCCGAAAGAAAAACTAAAAGATATTTAAATGAGGTGAGAACTTGGGGAGTGAATAGTTCAAAGTGGAGATACGCAACTGAATGGTGTAAAGATAACGGTATGGAATTTAAGATACTGACAGAGGATGATTTAGGTATTCGTTATAAATAATTATATGGCCGAAGATAATTTCATACAAAGTGTTCAAGATGCTACGAAAGACGCACCAAAATCAATTAGGTGGTATCGAAACAAGATACGAGAGTTTGGTAAACCATCACCCTTAGATTTGATTAGGGATGGTCGCAGAACAACTAGGGTATCTGCTTTTAATTTGAATATGTTTGTATATGATCCTAAATATAAAAAGACTCTACCATACTATGACACATTCCCACTAGTTCTACCTTTAGAGAGATACAATGATGGATTTTTAGGACTAAATTTTCATTATCTACCAATACCCTTGAGAGTTAGATTACTTGATAAAATTAATACCATACCAGAGGATAATCAATATAGTGAGAGGGACCAACTTAGAATAAACTACGCAAGAGCATCAACGATACCGATGGCAAAAGCTGTGGTTAAAAGATATCTTTACGGTCATCTAAAGTCTCAAATTCGTGTGGTAACACCAGATGAGTGGATAATAGCAGTTTTGTTACCAGTGCAGAGATTTAAGAAAGCATCTACATCTAGGGTGTATAACGAAACTAAAAAGATGTTTTAAGGACATAAAAAATGGCAACAGGATTAGGCACATTCGCAGATGCTCTTGGGTTTGGTTTATTAAACGACATACTAGCGTCATTTAGTGACCAAAACGCATACGGTAGACCAAACTTATACGAGGTTCAAATTCACCCGCCCCGTGGTGCATCTCCAGCGATGGGTGGCCACAATGTGCAAGATATATCTTTGCGGGCAGAGAGTCTTCAGATGCCGGGTAGGTCAGTAAACACTCAAATAGCAAGTGCTGGTGCTATCACAGGACCACAGAGAGAATATGTCACAGAGGTGTTATTCGCAGAAGAAATTAACATGACGTTTCAAGCGACAGCTGGATTAGACGAGAGGAAGTTTTTTGAACAGTGGCAACAACTCGCATACAACGTGACCACATTTGATGCTGGATATTATAATGACTATGTTGGAACGATGGATATATTCTTACTAAATCAAAATAATCGCAAGACATTTGGTCTTAGAATAGAGGAGTGTTTTCCTAAATCTATCGCAGCATTAGAACTGTCAGCAGGACCAAGTGCAGAAATTATAAAAACCTCGGTGCAGTGGATGTTTAGAAAGTTCTCACCATTAGATGCAGAATCTCAACAAAATCTCGGTGGAACACTAGTTGACACATTTACAAATACAGTTGAAAGAAGTTTAACAAGGAATATTCCAGCTGTAGTGAGAAAATTATTATAAGGATGAAAAATTATGGCGTTACCAAAACTTGATACACCAACTTACACTTTAGAATTACCATCAACGGGAGAGGAAATAAAATACAGGCCATTTCTTGTAAAAGAACAAAAGACTTTGATGATTTTACAAGAGGGCGATAGTAAAACAGATGTATATAGTGCGTTAACTGAAATTTTGAATAATTGTACTTTTAATACTATTAACGCAACCAGAATGCCAATATTTGATTTTGAATATGTATTTTTAAAAATTCGCAGCAAGTCAGTCGGAGAGACAGCGGAGATAAGTGTTTTATGTCCTGACGATGATGAAACAAGAGTAACAGTTAGCATAAATCTTGATGAGGTCGATGTGCAAGTTACAGATGAACATGTAAACACCATACAGGTATCAGATAATATCAATATGGTTTTACGCTGGCCTACAATAAAAGATGTATCAGATTCAAAAACTGGTGATTTAGTGACCGATACAATGTCTTTAGTCAACAGATGTATTGTAGAAATCACTGAGGGAGATACGATACACAGGAGATCAGATTTTAGTGATAAAGAGTTAGATGAGTTTATTGATAATTTACCAACTGAGACTTTTGATGGAGTTGGCAAATTTTTTGAAACCATGCCAAAACTTCTTCATGTTGTAGATGTTGAAAATCCTAAAACAAAAGTAAAAAGTGAAGTTACCATCGAGGGGATAGATAATTTTTTCTCATAGCCCTCTCACACGTTTCAGTATCATCTTACTACGAAATGAATTTTTCACTGATGCAACATCATAAATATAGTTTGACAGAACTAGAGAATATGATACCGTGGGAGAGGGAAGTATATATCGGTTTACTAATAAATTATCTCAAAGATGAGGAAGAGAGAGTGAAGGCAGAAAATAGAAGAGGGAGTTAATAGTGGCACAAAAAAACCTTGAGCCAAATAGTCAATATGAAAAATATGATTTAGATGGTGATGGTGTTGTGACTGATGAAGAATTTGAGATGGACCAAAAATTAGTAAGACTAGAGAATGAAGATAAAAAGGAAGATGCTCAGCGTCGAATGGCGTGGTTTGCACTTGCCGGTATGTTATTATATCCCACACTCGTTGTATTATCTGTGTTGACAGGTTTAGAAAAAGCAGCATCTGTTTTAGGTGACATGGCACCGACATATTTTGTTTCCGTTGCAGCAATCGTTGCGGCATTCTTTGGTAAGGAAGCATATGTCAAAAGTAAAAATGCTGAAGTAAGTGTAAAGAAGTAGGATAGAATTATGGCAACTCAAGAAGATATGTATCGTGAATCCCAAAAAACGGGAGCTAGATTGCAAAAACTCACTGAGCAGTTGGAAAAAAAACAAATTTCAGAAGGCGGACTCGGATTGAGTAAAAAGGGCTTGAACAAACTTACAGCAATGGTGAAAAAAGCAGAGGAAGCAAATGCACTCCAGTTGAAAAGAGAAAATATTGAAAGAAAACTTCTTGGTCAGTCAGAAAAACAATATGACGCAATGTTAAAGCAGAGAAAAGTCACTGAAGAATCAAAAAAAGCAATGGAGGACATTGAAGCGGTCCTTGGCGAAGATGCAAAAAATAACAAACAGTATCAAGAAGCGCAAAAAACATTTAATAAGCAACAACAAAAGGCACAAAAACTTGAAGCTCGCAGAAGTTTACTGACAAGGTTTAAAGATACTAAAGAGGAAAAGGGAACTGGTGCAGCTGTTAAGGAGATTGGTGGAACCGCTCTAGAAGGTCTAAAGAAAACATTTGCTCCAATGAAAGGTATTTTTGATAAATTTGGGGGTATATTTAAATTATTGATACTTCCCGCACTTCTGTTAATTGTTAATAGTCCTATATTTGAAACCATTAAAGAAACGATAAAATCATTCATTGACTTTTTTGATCCAGATGGAGATAGTCCATTTGGGAAAAACGGAATATTTGGAAGCGCTGGACCATTGCTGGGTATGGGAGCGGGAACCTTACTTGGTGGATTAGCTCTCGCAACTCTTTTAGCACCATTCAAAGTGGTTGGTGGTATTGCTAAACTTGGTGCTTTTATAGCGGGAAAACTGTTTTCTGGTATAATGGGTGTTGTAGACGGGATTCGATTTCCTAAAGA